TTGGACTACCTTTTGGCCTTCCCTCGCCCCCCTTTCCATTATGAAGCCGATTGCCAGCTTGGCAATCCCGATTACCACGAAATAGATTCCTAATTTTTTCAGCATCTTTACAAAAATGGGAATTTGTGTTATATTTTTTTCAAGAGAAGGGCTTGCGCCCCTCCCTTTCAATTAATCAGCTTGTCTATTAATATTAGTATTAAGCCGATTATCAAGTCCGTTAGCGCTCCGACTGTCCAGGTCTTTAATTCGCTGTCGGACTTTTTATTTTTCTTTTGTTTTCCCATTTTCTTTCACCTCCTTATAATTATAGTATATCATATGGTGTACCATATGTCAATAGTTTTACATAAATATTTTTATAAATTTGCAAAAAAATAAGCGGCTGGGTAGTTTATATACTATCCAAACCGCTTTATTTTTTGTGTATTATCACTTATGCTAGTTTCTTCCACACAGCCCTTGTCTTTGTTCCTACTATTCCATCTGCTGTTAATCCTAAGAGCTTCTGTACTTCCTTGACCTTTTCCGCAGTGTCCTTGCTATACGTGCCGTTAATGAGCGTGCTGTCTGGCTGTCCGTTGGTTGTGAGGTATCCAAAGCGCCACAGGTACCACAGGCACCAGTTGGCATCATTCCCCAGTGTGCCGACCTTGCAGTTGGCTGTCGGCTCTGTAAATGGATTGCTGTCGGTTGTGATTGCTGTAGCATCATTTGTAACCGGCTTGTTTTCGTACCAGAAATTCAAATCGACATAGCCTTTTATGCCGTCAATTTTGCCTTTTGACGTATATTGCCATCCGCTAATCTCAATGCCTGTTGGAAGGTTGCTCTTATTGGGGATGCTGTCAGTTATCGACATCTCCTTTGTGCTTGGATAGCGTGCAATCCAGAATGGCACGTTTGAGAGCTGGCTGATGTACGGCTTGATGTATCTGTTGTAATAGTCGCTGTAAGTGTATATGCCGAAGTCCATTCCGTTGTTCTTGGCAATCTGCTTATACACATTGATGATTGCCACAATTCTGCCTGCCAATCCCCTCATGCACGTGTCCTCTAAATCCAGCCACATATAATTAATGCCTTGCTCTTTTGCGTACTTCACAAACGCATTGGCTGACGTTGTAGCCTTGGTTTCGGTGTTTGCATAGCTGTAGGTGTAGCCCATATTGCAGGGTATGCCTGCGTTTTTAAAGCCTGTGACGTGCTTTACAAATGAGCTGTCGGCTGTATTACCTTTATTGATAACTTTTACTATTGCAAATTCAACGCCTGCGTTTTTGACTGCATTGTAATCATTTATGGCGTTCCATTTTGCCACGTCTATTCCCTTACTCATATTTTCCCTCCTATTCCTCTGCTGTTACTTCCGGCAGTCCAGCGATTGATGTCAGTAATGAAAGCAATCCCGAAAGTATGCTTGCAGATGCCACTGCAATCCAGTTGACATCTCCCATGACTGCGGATGTGCCTATTGTCGCTATTGCTGTCTGCGCCACTGTCTTTACAGCCCTTATTCCTGCTGCCTTTAACCATGTTTTGTTCATAATCCTGTATCCTCCTTTTTATCCTATATAAAAAATGTATTCTCGGCCCTGCATGTTGAATACGTTTTTTTGATGTTTTGGATTGCCATCTTTGCCTTATTGTTCTCATAGCTTGGGTGTTTCAGGCAGTAATCCTCATACTTATCAATGTCCTCAATTATCTGGTTGAAATGCTCCTCGGTGTGCATCGTGTGGTGCCGTATCTCGTCATCAAAGCGTATTATGCGGTACCGCACGTCATTTGCTTCGTTTTCATTGATTTTGTCCATAAGCTCCACGTTCAGCGCCCTTCCTATAGCCCTGGCTATTTTCGTCCATGGATTAATCTTTATGGGAGAAACCTGGACAATTGATATAATTAATACGGTCAGGCCTATATAGTCGGTGACACCCATGTTGTTAAGTAACTCATAGATTGTCATACTCCACCTCCTACAATGCCCTTGTGGTTTGAGTCTCTGACTGCCCCGATTTTCCATCTTTTGTATTCCGTCATTTATTAATTATCCTCTTCTGTATGGCTGTGTTAGCTGATGCCTGCCTTGATGTCTGCAAGTGCATTGATTTTTGAGACGGCGGGCAGGCTGTCAATTTCGTTCTGTGTCATGTACTGTGCCAGGATTGTTAATATGTCGTATATTATGTCTGACTGGCTCTTGATTATAATGTTTTGCTTGTCTACTATCTCTGCTAGGGTTTTACTCATAAGCCTCCCCTGTGATTTCCTGGTATTCCTCGGGCGTTATGCCGTTTGTGCCGTTTGACTTCTCATACACCTTTACCCATTTTTTGAGTGTAGATTTTGTGATGTACTTAGGATATTTTTCTTCCAATTCATGATATTTGTCTGTATGTTCCATAGTGTTTGTTCCTCCTGTTTTTACAACTGCATTAATGCGATGTCAGCCTGCAGGTCGCTTATAGCCTGCATTATCATTTCGTTTGCATTTGTCATGCTGATTTCACTGGCGTATTGTGTGTATTCATCAGGCGTAAGTTTTGCCTCGTCGTATTTCCACATTGAAGTTGTGCCATTTTCTAATGTTTTTTCAGTCTTTTCAATGTTTTTTCTTAGGTATACTGTGGACTCTGTTTGTTCAAGTTCCAGTGGCCTTTCGTCCTGTGTCCCCTCTACCTGTCTGTAAATAATGCTCATTTATAATCACGCTCCTTATCGTTTTTTGTCTGGTTTTCCTTCTCTTCTTAGATTCCTTGCTAACCACCTTTTTAAGTTTCTTGACATTGACAATAGGCTTAATCCTGTCCTCATACATTCCGTATGTGTCGGTATGTTTAACCCATCCTAAAGATGATAACAGCGATTGTGCATCTTTAGGGTTTATATGCTCCTGTTTCGATACCTGCCTAGCCTTGCGGTTTAAGCGTATCATTATCCCCTCACGCATAATCGTCTTGTTTCGGTGGAACTCAAAGCCCATGTAGTCAAGCGGTCTTCCGCATGTCATTGTAACGATTTCATATGTTGCATTGTGTTCTGCGAATACATTTAACAATTTGTCGGTTTTGCTTCTGACAGATGATTTCTTGATGTATATTCGCCTTTTTCCTTTGTACATTTTTGTTCTGTTCCTAATTCTTAATTTATCAAGGCTCTCCCCTATAACTCTCAATTGTTCAAGCGTTCCGCATGTTGCACAATATTCCTCCGAGGTATACTCGAAACGGAACACCTGCCAATTCCCCTTTAACGTAAGCCCTAATTCTTTCATCAGGTATTCTTCCACCTTGTCTTTTACTCGGTGCAGTTCTTTCTTGTTAGCCCCAAACAGCACTATATCGTCCATGTATCTTGTATAATACTTGACGTGCAGTGTTTCCTTGATGTAATGGTCAAGTGGCTGTAATAGGAAATTTGCAAACCACTGGCTTGTGTAGTATCCCAAAGGAAGCCCTATTTCAACGGCATCTATTATCAGCTCCATAAGCTCTATAATATATCCGTCCCTGAATTTCCTTCTAATCCACCTTTTAAGCCGTCTGTGGTCTATGCTTTCAAAGAAATGTCGGATGTCGCCTTTAAATACATATTTTGTATTTACCGGGTCAGTCCTTATCCATTTTGTTATTGTCTTTGCTCCCATGTGCTGTCCACGCCCTGGAATTGAGCCAAGCACATATTCATACATTCCGCTTTCAATCGCTGGTCTTATCGCATTGACAACTACATGGTGTACCACCTGTTCATATTTGTAGTCTGGCTTGACAATTGTTCTTTCCTTTTGATAGTTCTTTTCGTTAATTTTTACACTTTTGTGTTTGGTTGGGGTAAATTCGTTGTTGCGGAGCATATCGTAAACGAATTTTATTTCGTTCTCCAGATTGTCAAGTACCTTTGCAACGTCTGGTCTGTTCCGCTTACCACGACTAGGCACTAGGAATGATTTTTCTATGTTGTCATGCGACAGCATTTCGTCTTGACTGATTCGGTAACTTTTCATCTTTTACCTCGTCTTTCTTATTCCCTCATGGTCGGTGGGCGTATGCTTACTAGACCATGCCTTTATCGGGTTTATTTCCACTTGCTTTTTACAGCTTTTACGTTATTTCAAACGTCTGCGGTGTAGGAAAATGGTGTCCTTGGTTATACATTCCGTATTAAATAAGAATTAGGAAGCCCCGATGTTCCAGTTGGAATTGGAAACCAGATTGTTCAAATTCAAGCACGAACCGCCATCAAGAAAGCCATTGTTCGAGTTGCCGCCGACAATCGCAGGGACCTGCACGAAGCGGACACCAAATCCCCTAAAAATAAAATCGCTGTGTGGGTGTATTCCCAGCAGCATAATCAATATTCAGTTTTTAATTTAAATGGGGGAGTATCCCCCAAACCCCCCTAGGCGGCTATGCCGCAGGCTGTTCACAAGAAAGGGAAGCCCCG